GTCAAATGTTATAGCAGTCATGAACCAGAATTTAAATGCTCCGGCACATACTCCGCATGGTGTGACTTTCAAGGTCAGAGGATCTCGTAGATCTGGAACTCCAAATACTTCTGTTGGCAACTCAATCATCAATGCTTTAGTTCATGCTTTTATTTTGTCGAAGAGCGCGGTTGATTACCGCATGATTGTTTTAGGTGATGACAATTTGGTATGTATGGACCACAGTGAAGAAGTCAAGCTGCAACTAGATATATTTGGACAACTCGGATTGAAAGCTGTACCCAAGCTCGTAAAGGCTGGGGAGGAGCATATGATTGAGTTTTGTTCATCAAGATTTTGGCCTTTGGAGGAAAATCGATATATCTTGGGACCAAAGATTGGTCGTGCTATTGCTAAACTTTGCTGGTTCATCAGACCACCTGTTTCTACCGATGACCAAATGACGATGCTTCGGGGCACTATTTTGTCCCGGTACTGTGATTTCAGTTACCTACCGATTCTTAACACTCTTGCACAGAAATTGTTGCATCACACCCGTAAATCTGGCGTTGTTTCAGAAGCACGAGTCACACATAAGTTGTTGGCCGTGGAAATGCATGATTGTACGGATACTGTAATGAAAAGCGCGTGCTTGCAGTATGGTTTTACAAACCAACAATTTTCCGAAATTGAAAAGTGTGTTGAGGGAATCGTGGATTTTCCATGCGTGATAAATCATCCGTTATTGGATTATCTGGTGGAGTTTGACAAGTAACTCGAAACAAGTAGTGGGGTGGCGACCACCGAGATTACAGCCTTTCATTAATTTTTCTTTGTCTTCGTTGCCCATGTAATGTTCTGTATTCATAATGCTCATGTAATGTTCTGTATTCATAATGTCCAAATTGAAAAATCAGGTAAAAAAACAAAATAAAAATTTAGAAAATTCAAAAAAACAAAATAAAAATTTAGAAAATTCAAAAAACAAAAATAAAAAATATTCTGACAAAGAAATTGACCAATTAGTTAGCCGATTAAACAAAATCACGGTTCACAAATCACAACCACAAAC